TTTCAACAATCAATCCAGTTATCCATCCGTCTCAATGGCAAGCTTGCGCGGTCGAGGGTCTGCGCTTGAGTGACAGCGCGGATACTTGGTTAGCGATTGATTTATCCCCTGATCGAAGGCAAGCGGCGCTAGTCGCGAGTCAGCGAATCGACAAAGACCGATTCCAGGTGCAGCTCCTCCAAACTTGGACAAACCCGGGCTATCTATCCGACAAACTTATCGCCAACGATATTGCGGACTGGTATCGCCGATTCTCGGTCTTGAAAATCGCTTACTCGGCGCGAACGGCTAGCGCTGTTGCTGCAAGATTGATACCGGCGGGCTTGCCTTGCGAGGCAATTGACGGCCAGCCTTACGCGACTAGCTGTGACGAATTTCTATCGGCTATTTCGAGTGGTCGATTAGCCCACAGCAATCAAGAAGAATTGACGAAACATTGCTTGTCAGCGGTTAGGGTTAATTTCGGGGATGGCGGCTGGGTTATGGGTCGCAAAGTTTCGGCGGCGGTCATAACGGGAGCTGTGGCCTCCGCTATGGCTTCACACTACGCGACACAGATAAATGAGGGCATCGACATAGTCGTTGCGTAAGACACTTGGCTTACAATGTGAGCACAAATGGGCGCTATTCGAGATTTCTTCTTTCCAACTGTAAAGCCGACATCCGTTACCGATGTCGATGCGGCACTCCGTCCATTTACAGTTCAGGAAACTCTGTTAAACAATGTCGGCGCTGGAATGACAGCGACTCGCGGTCAAGCAATGTCCATTCCCGCAATTCAACGCGCTCAACAAATAATTTGTGCCACAATCGGATCGTTGCCACTTGAGCAATATGTCAAAGCGACCGGAGCACACACAGATGCGCCTCGCGTAATTCATCAACCGGACCCATCAACAACTGGCGCAATTGTTTATAGCTACACAGCAAGCGATTTATTCTTCTACGGTGCGGCCTTTTGGCAATGCACCGATGCTTATGCTGAAGATGGCCGAGTTAGAGCTGCTCAGTACATCCCTTACTCTAGAATTAGTCCACAGCTGGACGCGAGCGGTACAAAAATAATTGGTTACTACATCGACAATGTTCCAGCTCCCTTGTCCGGAATCGGATCAATCATTCCGTTCTATGCATTAAGTGACGGTCTATTGTTTAAGGCTGGTCGCACTATTCGCGCCGCATTGGCACTAGAAGAAGCTGCTGAAAGATTTGCAAAAGAACCAATTCCGACAATGGTTTTAAAATCTACTGGAACCAATCTCCCAGCCGAAAGAATTTCAAACTTGATGAATTCTTGGAAGGCTGCTCGTCAAAGTCGCGCAACAGCTTTTCTCAATGCGGATGTTGATATTTCAACAATTGGCTACGATCCGAAAAATTTACAGCTTAATGAGGCAAGACAATACATTGCTTTGGAATTAAGCCGCGCTTGTGGACTTCCAGCACACTTCATTTCAGCTGAAGTTACAAGTATGACTTATAGCAATACACTTCAAGAGCGTCGAGCTTTGGTTGATTTCAGCTTACGCCCGATTTTGACAGCAATTGAACAAACACTAAGCCAGTCTGGAAAGTTTATTCCAAACGGTTATGACATTCGGTTCGACCTTGATGATTTCTTGAGAGGCTCAGCCCTCGAAAGGGCTCAAGTGTATGAAATCTTGAACCGTATTGGCGCGATGAGCGTCGAGCAAATCCAAGAAGAAGAGGACTTAATTCGATGAAAGTTTCAATGCCTATGACTATTACGGCAGCTGATAGTCAAACAAGAATCGTCAGCGGTCGCATCGTTACTTGGAACGAGGAAGGTAATACCAGCGCCGGTCGCACTCTATTTAAGCCCGGATCAATTGCACTTGGGAAGAATGTCAAACTTCTTTGGGAGCATCGACTAGAAAGACCGCTAGGAAAGTTAATTTCAGCGGAAGTCACAGATTTTGGAATTGATGCACAATTCAAAGTCGCTGGAACTATCGCTGGTGATGATTATTTGACCGAAGCTAGTGAAGGCTTGCGCGATGGATTATCAGTCGGCGTTAAGGTCGATGCTTGGTCAAACAAAGAAGGCGTAATGGTTATTGATGCTGCCAAGTTAATTGAAGTTTCAGCTGTAACCGAACCGGCGATTGATTCAGCTCGAGTCGCCGAAGTCGCTGCATCCGAAAATGAAATCAAAGAAGATTCTGAGTCGGCACCCGCTGATTCAGACAAACCAACCGAAGGAGAACAAGTGTCAGACACTACCGTTCCAGCTCCTGCCGTCGAAACGGTAGAAGCTGCCAAGGCAGAAGCGCCAGCTGTTACAGCGGCGTTCTATGCCAAGCCTCGCGTTAATCTAAATGCTTCAGCTGGACAGTATGCGCTTGCACAAATTCGCGCTGCTCAAGGCGATAGCGATTCACGCGATCTAGTTGCCGCTCTTGATGCTGCAACAACCGCCGAGAACATCGGCGTAGTTCCGCCAACCTACCTACGCGACATCATCGGAATTGTTGATGCGTCAATGCCTTTCGCTGATTCAATCGAGCAAGGCGTTCTTCCAGCTACCGGAATGAAGTTCTATCGTCCGGTCCTTGGCGTTCAGGCAACAACCGCTCAGACCGCTGAAGCTGTTGAACTTGATTCAACCGATACGACAATCACTTCACTCGAAGTAAATGTCGTTAAAATCGGTGGCGCTAACAAAATTTCCGTAGAACTCCTTGAGAGAAGCGATCCTGCTTACCTCGATGTATTGCTACGCGAACTTGCTGCATCTTGGGCACAAAAGGCTGATGCTTATGCTTTCGCTCAAGCAGCTGGCGCTCCCGGCGCATCTTCCGGCGCAACACTTTACGGCGCAATTGCCGATGGTATCGCTGATGCATATGGCGTTGTTCGCAAGACCCCAAATCGTTTCCTTGCAGATACCGGAAACTTTGCAGCTTTGCTTGCCGCTGTTGATCTTGAGGGCCGTCCGCTATTTGCGGCAGCTGCTCCAAGCAATGCAGCCGGTTTAATGACACAGGGTTCAACAGCCGGAACAATTGCTGGCTTGAGCCTTGTTGTTGATCCAAATATCGACACCGGAACTGGAATTTCAGGAGTTGTTTATCCTTCTGATGCAGCGACTTTCTACAAGAGTCCAGCTTTCCAGATTCGTAGCAATGTCGTAAGCACCGCTGAAGTTGAAGTTGGAATCTACGGTTATGTAGCACTTGCTCGCAAGTATGCAACCGCTTTCCGCAATATTTCAGTAGCGTAATACTTAAATAGTGACGGCCAGTCCGCTCCCGAGCTGGCCGCTCACCTAATAGATCGAAAGGATTAGGAAATGCCAAGCATCGTCACGGCTTCCGAGCTAAGAACCATTCTTGGCGTTTCCTCATCCCTCTATAACGACGCTTATTTAAACGACATCATTGATACAAGCGAAAATATTATTTTACCGATGCTGGTCACTTACTCAACGCGCATCGAAAAAGTAAAATTAGAGGGCAACACAGCTTATTTTTCAACATCTACTATTCACGAATTTTCAACCGGACAATCGGTTGTTATAACAGGTTGCGGATCACCTTTTAATGGAACACACACAGTCACAGTCGACCAAGACGACCGAACAATCTTTACTGCCTCAATTACAAATGCTGACATTGTGGAACGCTTTGTCATTCCAGCGGGAACCGCAATGCTCAGCGGCGCATCTACCTATGTCGGAAATGCTAATGTCGAGTCTGCGGTATTGGCAGTCTCCGTTGAAGTTTTTCAATCAAGAACCGCCGCTGGCGGACAAATAGAGGGAGTGGATTTCGCCGTAACCCCTTTCCGGCTTGGTCGCTCCCTCTTTAATAGAGTCGTCGGATTGCTTGGCCCATATATCGACACAGAAACGATGATTGGCTAATGCCTTCAATTCAGGATGATGTTCGCGGCGCAATCAAGACAGCCTTAGCGGGTGTCGCTGCAAATGTTTATGACATAGTGCCGGAAGCGCCTATTGTCCCAGCTGTTGTCGTCGTTCCCGATTCGCCATATATGGAACTTGAGACCATTGGTCGTTCAGCCGTTCGAGTTAAATTAAATTACACAGTCACGGCTTGCGTTGCGTATTTCAGCAACGCCGCTTCTCTTGATAATCTTGAGAAGCTTACAATTAGTATTCTTGGCGCTTTATCAGCGTCCAAGTACGAGTTATCGACAGTCGAAAGGCCGTCGGTCACTCAAGTCGGAACAACAAACCTGTTGGTATCCGACATTCGCTTGAGCGTCCGCTACGAGCAATAGAACCAAGGAGACCCAATGAGTTATATCATCACAGGGCGCGATGTGACCTTCACACTTGACACGAAGCCATATGACGCTCAAACAACTTCAGCGACTCTTGCTTGCGATACAGTTATCGAGA